CTTGTGGCTACTGACACGGTGAAAATGAGCGTGTATAAAATGGACGTTCCATTTAACAACAAGGTTATAGTTGCATCTAAGCCTCTTGCAAGTGCAGTTAAGGTATTACAGAAATTCAAAGGCGGTTGTAGAATAGGCGTTGTTGGAGAAACGCTTGTATTAAAGAACGAATACTGCAGATTTGTGTTCCCATCTTACGATACCATGTTCATTCAATGGGCATCTGTTATTAAACATCATATGTCTGAAGTTACGGGTTGGATAGAAGTATCTACNTANGATTTTGTNNGGGCNCTTGATAGAGTAAAGGTGCTGTCTAACACGATGTTTAAGTATTANCCCGANTTTGTGCCTGGAGCTTCTTCACTGTTCTTAAAGATTGAAGGTGATGTAATNTANAGTGAAAGATTNGAAGCGACAATTACAGGTAATGTCATTCCATTCAAAGCAGAGCCTTCAGCATTGTTTGATATTGTAGCACCGATAAAAGAAGATAGATTAGAGATTGGCGTTGAAGCTAACACTGGAGAAGCGATAGTGATTAGACCCAAGGGCAGTGAAAAACAGATGGCATTTTGTGGGTTAGCCACTTATTAGAAAGGAGTGATAGTGTGATTTACAGAGGAAATGAAGCATTAGAAAAGTTAACAGAAGCAATGGGAGAGTTAAAGATTGGCTTTAGAACAAGGGCTCACAATGTTAGTTCTCTTCAGCATGTAATATTTGAGAAATACAAATCTGTAGGCGTTACAGTGCTTTCACAACAGCCATTTAGCTTTTACTGGGATACAGGTAAAGAAACCCAAGAAAACATCAACCACCTGTTATTGTTGTTCAGAAGCACTGTTGATTATTCCTTGAAAAGCAGATGCTATGCGCTAATGAACGATAAGCCTAATGTGTTGCCGAAAGACTGGGAAACTGTGTTAGATATACTAATAGAATCGTCTTACAATGATAATATCAAAGTGAACATACCAGAGAACTTACATCAGCACTCACGCTTTAACATTGTTTTATTTCACTCATTTAAGATGCCACGATGGGATAGTAGCATGCCGATTATAGTTACGACAATCTTAGACATGCCGTTTGAATGGATTATCTTAGACTACATTGATGTTTTTGATTGTTAGGAGGTGAAAGCATGTTCATATACACAGATGACGATGAGGCGATAAATGGTCTTTGGATAAAAAGGATAAAGATTGAATATGACAGCGATGAGAAGCTGGGAACTGGATACTTCTTAAAGCTGTATGGTGATTTCGGAGCTGATGATAATAATCCAAACCTTGTGCGTTATTCAGCTTGGATTGGTCCTTTTGATACGTTTGCAGAAGCACAGAAAGAGTTAGATGGAATAGATAGCCAAATTTCTACTCTCAATCTATATCCGAGTGATGAAGTAAAAGTTGAATTCGAAATGGACGATTCCAAAGATGCGCTTGACAAAAAGGAAGAATAGTGCTATAATACAAGCAGGAGGTGAATAAACGATGGTGAAGCAGGATGTTGGTGGATTGATGGTAGGTTGTGCAATCCTATTATTTATGTTCTTGCTAACCTGTCTAACGTTCCCATTTAATATGATATCCTTTGTGCCACTAATATTAGGCTACATATTAGCCAGTTGGTTGATAAAAGGAAATAAAAAGGCTTGACATTTTGTTTCAAAAGTGTTATAATGAAAATGAAAGGAGGTAAAAGAAATGTATGAGATGGACAGCAACAAAAAGATGGCTTTAAACTTAAAGTTGGCGATGTATGTCAAAGTAGAGAAGTTCGATGCTGAAGACTATGCCGTTTGGGCTGTGTATCCAGCATGCTTTTATGGCGCATCTAAAGAACACCCATATGAGGTTTGTTTAGCACGTTTTGAAACAGAGGAACAAGCGCAGGCTTATTTGGAAGACATTGTAGCCAATTATTAATCTCTCACCCTCCTTTTTTCGGGAGACGGAAATAACCGTCTCCCTTCTTTTTACTGTATAGTGAAACGCCCGAACGTGTAGATTGCGTTTTTACGTATATGTGTGAAGATTTACTCACACATATCACCAAAACGCAAAATTAAGCAAAAGTGGTGTGATAAATACTACATTAAAAGACAATGTTTTTGTGCGTAATTGATAAAATACGTTTTGGGATATAGGTATTGTGTAAATTAAAAAGGCAGGACGAGGGGGTAGCGTCCTGCCCTAAGGAAGGAGGAGAGAGTGTGGAGGTGGAAGCGGAGGTGACTCGATGCTTCTATATGGAAGGTGTTGCCCGCTTCACCAGTTTTATTCCGTTTGGTGTTTCTATTATATCATATTCTGTGCCTTGAGCCAACTCTTTCATGTGGTCAATGAAGGCTTCAGCTGTTGTCATTGTGTCATCGTAATACTCATCGCCAGTGCCATATCTAAAAGTCCAGTAATCAATTAATTGATTTTCTAGGCACATCACGGCTGTTTCGTAATCCAACATGTCCCACAGGTTTTTGTTTAAATGCTTATCTCTTTCGTTCCAAACTACTTCCGCTAACCCATAACCCAACTCTTCAAACATGTTGTCCATTCGTTTCGCCTCCTTTCTTGTTTCTTGATTATATTATACCATAAATCCTTGCTAATTGTCAATCACTAACTCGGGAATAATTTGTGGAAAATTAGCAGAACCTAATTTGATTGTTAGCTTCACACAACCTGTTGGAGTGGGTCCGAACCCTTTCTGAGTTCCAAAGCTTGTTCTATTCTCCCATTCTTCCTTATAACCTGGACTTCTCACAAACCAGCAAATGTCTTTGAAAGGTCTGCACTTCATACTTATTCGTTCTCTGGCTATTGGCACGATGTAACCTTGGTGATTGTGTCCGTTCCAAACCACATTGGCATCTGGTAAATATACTGCTTGTCTGTTAGTTTCAATCACTCCACGTGTTACTTTACTGTTACCTCCTCCTCCGTTGTGCGAGTAATACAGCTTTACTGACGCATTACGATTATAAGCTTTTAGAAAAAAGACAATCCAGCCAGTCCATTCGCCTGTTACTGCGTTAGCTCCTTTTAAGTTTAACAGCATCGTCAATCGGTTCATTAAATCAATGTTGTTTCTTTTCTTTACTTCAGTTTCATGATTGCCTTGAGCTACCAAGATGATATTCGGAGCGTAAGGAGATAAAAACTCAGCACTATCTTGAACCACAAAATCAAAATAATCCTGCCTGCGATATTCGGGACGCAGTTCATCTAAGCTGGAACGTGGGTCAAATCTTCCTTGCATTGCATCAAACCAATCTCCACCAAGCACGATAAGTGCGTCTTCTTCTTTGGCTTTATTCAAATGCTTCTCAAGTGCTTTGCGGTTGCACATAACAGAGTCAAAATGCACGTCTGAAAACAAGTATATTTTTAAGATTAACTCGCTATCGTTAACTGCATTAATCGGTAAAACACCCTCTTTGAACTTTGAAGTTTGCACCAATACGTTCACGCTTTCACCTCTTTTGCAATTAACATGCAAATATTATAACATAAGCTATGCATGTATAAACCTGTCTCTTTTGCAGTTAATCGGGGAATTAAAAATTTTAATATCATTTTTATGGTTTTTAAACATCATTTTAATAATTTTTATTTTTAAGTTGCTTTTTTTAACATCTTTTTTATGTTGCTTTTTTATTACTTTTTTTTCGTCCTTTTTTAAACGCCTTTTTATCCGCCTTTTTTTATCCGCTTTTTTATGTCCCTTTTTTATGTCCTTTTTTAAGCTCTTTTTTAAGCTCTTTTTATGTTCCAAAACATTTAGCCGTCAAGATTTTATATAACCAAACATTCGCACCTTCAAAATATTTTGCTTGTCTAACAATCTAACAGACAAACAAAATATCCCAAAAAGATGCCAGAGAAAAAAAAATATTTTATGTTTCTAAATGTTTGTGTCTCTCACGATGTCCACCTTCCTTTATATGGTTTTACGGTTATATTATACCATGAAAAAAGCATGAAACATGGGCATACATTTGTATACCTATTGACAAGTGGCTATAAAGTGGTATAATAGAATCATGAAGCAAAAAAAGGAGCGTGAGAGAATGCAAGTAAAAAACGAAAAAGAAAGAATAAACGAGATGCTGGAAGACATCAGCGGACAGCTTTATATCATCTCTGATTATCCAGCTATTACGGATTACCAAAAAATGGTAGAAAAGAGGCTTTATTCTCGCATCAATGCGGCACTTGAAGAAATGAACGAAGAAGAAATCGAAGACATTATCGCTGATATAGAAGAAGCACGGGACATATTTTTATTTGATTTTTTCGAAGAAATGTATAAATTAGCGGAGAAAATCGAAAAAATCAGCGAAAAAGAAAAAAGCTTAAAGATGCTTGCTATAACGCTTGAAGAAGCATACCAGGAAGCAATTCATTTATATTGGAGCTTTGGCAATACTTTATATGCTGAAATATTTAAAAGCATAAAATCTGAAAAGCTTAAAGACGCTTGCTTTAAACTGCTTGACGAATTACTGGACTACCTGACCGAAGCATTACATTTTTAAAGCCTGACAAAATACTTAAAAAGTGGTATAATATAACTAACAATAAAAAAAGGAGCGTGAGAAACAATGACAAAAAGCGAATTGTGGGACAAAACGGCAGGCATAGAATGGGACATTTTCAATGAAGTGCTCGAGGTAGTGTTTGAAGAAGAAAAGAAAGACAACGAAGAACTAAGCGAAGAAGAAATTCAAAAGCTGTATGAAGCAACGGACCTTAACAAGCGAAGCGGATATGACACACTAGAGTATATTTGTAATCATTATGTCTATTACAGCGACCTATTAGAATGGTTTACTAAGGACTTGGGACATATGCATTATGTAAACGATTATGCAGAGGAGTTTGGAGCTTGCGAATCTGGAAGCTTTGACATTTGGAAGCTTCTTGCTCGTGCGCAGGCACAATATTACATGGAGCAAGTAGACGCTCTAAACATGACACTGCGAGACATTATCGAACTTGAGGACTGAAGCGCATCAGCTACCAGCATGGGCCAGCCTACAGGCTGGCCTTTTTCATTTAGTATTGACAAATGACCTGAAATGTGATATAATAGAATTATGAAACAAAGAAAGGAGGAGAAAAGGAATGCTTAAAGACCTTGGGAACGGTAAAGCGATTCTCGAATTTGAAGACTGGGAGAGAGAAGCAAGATACCACTGGGCAGACTTGGAAGAATTTGGAGACTTCAAAGCATCTTACCTTGTTTTAAACGTTGAGGGGATGACCGATGATGATACCATAAACGAATTTGAGGCATTGGGATACTTGACCACACCAGAAGACCAGATAAAGAAAATATCTCTGAGCGCATTGATAGACTGGAATGCCACCGTTTGGATACCTGTCAAACTTGGAGAATTGAAAAGCGGAGAAGCAAGCGCATTCGACATTTACAGGACTGTGTGGGATTACTTCGAATTTGTGGAGATTGACAAAATAGAGACTTATTGAGAATTGGAGAAGCTGGGACACTGAAGAATGTCCTGGCTTCTCTTTTTTTTCTACTGCTTCAGCTATCCTATAAAATAACTTGTCTTAAGTAATATGTTTTAATTTATTAATTTAATTATTAATAATAATATGTATTCTTATTCTATTCTTTAACTTCTTTAATATCTTCCTTATATTCTTTACTCTTAATTATTAATATGTCTTAAAATATATAAAGCTTTGTCTTATTCTACATCTGTAGAATGAAGAAAAAGAAAAAAGATAAGGCTTGAAGAATTTACCATTTTTAAGCGCTTTTTTATGTTTTTTTTAAAATCCTTTTTTAATTTTCTTTTTTTATCCTTTTTTAACTGCCTTTTTTATCTTTTTTTTTCACCTTTTTTAAGTGCCCTTTTTAAGGCCCTTTTTTGTTAAGCCTATGTTAAGCCAATNTTAAGAGATTCAGGCCTCCGATTGTTAAGCCAAAGTTAAGAACGTTAAGCCAATGTTAAGGCATGGTTAAAAACATGTTAAAATTCTGGCATGCCTTAACATAAATGTTAAATAGGCCTCCAGGCCTGTTTATACCTATATTATACCACAGTTTAAGGCCCTAAGTGTTAAATTAATGTTAAATGCACTAAAATGGCATATACGCAGTATTAATTAGAATGCTTAAAAATAANGTATGNCAAAAATGGTATACATATAATTACCTAAAAGCTTAACATTCGCTTAACACTAAAGCAGTTATAACTGTGTATGGTATGGTATATTATAAGTAGGAACAGGAACCTGCACGCAGGAACCTGTTACCAAAAAAGAAAAAGGATGGTGGTTACAATGACGAGTAACAAGCAAAAAGCATGTGTGAGATGGCTAGATGGTTACCCTGGATTTTTCGAGCCTGCATTTTACAAAAAGGCTTATATTCAAGGTATTCAAGCTGAAGCAGTCGCTGAGAATGGACATGTTGTGACCGTATCGATATACTGCACGATATGGCTTCAAAATGGATGCGATATTAATCGCTGGATCAGTTACAATCTTAAAAGCGAACTTAGCACGGTATCGCTAAGCTTAGATGAATTTTACACGCTTAAGCCTGAACACTTAATTACGCTGGTACAACAGAATTATTATCCAGCGACAACATTTTAGGATGGTGAAAAAGATGGATATCGACAGAATACAGCGTTTAATCTCCGAATTTATCGAAGAATTAGAATATATCGGAGCAGATGGGAATTATCATATCTTGAATGCTATCGATGCACTAACCAGTGCGCTGATGGAGCTGGAAGAATTAGAACTTATACCAGAACTGAACATGGAAGAATAACAGTTAAACTGCTATTATGGAAGGTGCACCGTGTTAGGTGCACCTTCTTTATTGTCCGTGCTCTGGTATACAATTGTTGCATTGTGGAAAGCCCCCCCCCCGTTAAAAAAATTATCCACAGCCGCTCGTCTNCTTCCCTCACGTAAATTTTAGGTAAAAATCCGATTTAAGGCATTTAACGAATTTACGATACCGAAATTGTAAAATTAGGCATTTTGGATATATTTGTGAGTAAATTATCATGAATATCGTCAAAACGCAAAATACACGAAAAGTGGGTATGGAAAAATCAATGTTTCTTGGCACTAATTTTTGACAAAAACACGTATTTTAAGATTATAGGATTTTAAGGATTTTTGGTGTTAGAAAAAAAGTTAAAAGCCGCTTTATAATTAAAATATAAAGATAAACAATAGAAGATAAGAGTAACATATTAAAGATAAGAAAAACATGTTCTTCTTCTTTTTCTTTTTTTAACTTAAAATATATAATTAAAGAAAAGAAAGAAGATATTCCTCTTATTCTTATTTTTTTATTTTTAAATATATATAATTAAAATAAAAGAAATAAGATAATCTTCTTCTTATTCTTATAATTAATTAATAATTAAAGAAAAGAAAAGAAGAATATATTAATTAATTAGTATAAGGTTGTAAAGAAATATATATATTAAAATATATATGTTCTTTGGTTTTTAATTAATAAATAATACTTAAGATAAGTAGGAGGTAAAATATGGATTTATTCTTTAGTTTAAATACAGTAGAAGATAAAAACAAAGAGATAGAAATGTTACTTATAAACAACATAGAGAATTTTTTCATTAAATTAAAAGCTGGAAAGCTTAAAAAAGAAGATTTAAGTAACATAGCGTCATTGTTTAGTTTAACAGAATTAGAAAGAGGATTGTTATTGTTAGAGTATTACGGTTTTTTGGGAATTAAATTCTTCAATCGTTACTTTGGAAAATTAATATACGTAAACGTTTCAGACAGAAAGCTATCTGAAGAGACGAAAAACAGAATAAGAGAGATTTGCATTAAAAACTGTCCAGAAATTAAAGACGAGGTGTAAATTTGTGAAACAAGGCGTGTTATAATAAGATTGGAGGTGAAAAAGTGAACATACTGTTAACAAACGATGACGGTTATGAAGCTGAAGGCTTTAGAGAGTTAAAACACGCCTTAGAAGCAGAAGGACACTTTGTGATTGCTTGTTCAACTACAAAAAATGCCAGTGGTTGTGGTTCTGGAAGAGATTTATCGCTACTTTGGGAAGTAGAAGTTCATGAAGACGGAAAAACTCCGATATTTGCCATTAGAACGGACAGAACTGTAAACTGTATAGATTTCGGTAAGTTTTATNTTGAAACGCTTGGTAAGGATATAGATATGGTCTTAGTTGGAATTAATCACGGACCTAATTTCACGTGGACTGATTTATACAATTCTGGAACAATGGGTGCAGGAGCTTACGCAGTTCATAAAAAATACACTTCTATAGCGTTATCTGAAATAAATGGACATTACCAATATTTTCCAGAATTAGCCAAATTCGTTGTTGAAAGAATATACCAATTCGATGTTCCTGAAGGAACGTTGTTAAGTATCAACTTTCCTGATTGTAAGCCTGATGAATTCAAAGAAGATTTTGCGGTGCTTCCTTCTAATTTAGATGGTGGTTGGCATAGATATTTTGAAACGCATTTAGACAGCAACGCAATGTATGTAAAAGTGTTACCAGTCCGTGTTCGTAGTATAGCCGAAGAGTTTCTATCACAAAACAAGGCTGTTGTACAATTCTTAAAAGTTCCTTACGAATAGGTGATAATATGGCTAAGCGACTAAGGGCCCCATTTACGTGGTATGGAGGAAAACATTTTATGGTTAAAAAACTCTTGCCTTTAATACCGAAACACCACACGTATGTGGAGGTGTTTGGTGGTGCTGCCAACTTACTTTTAGCTAAAGACCCATCGCCAGTGGAGGTGTATAACGACATTGACAGTGGGCTAGTTAACTTCTTTAGGGTGCTAANGGATAAAAATAAGTTTCAGAAATTTTACGAGCAGGTCGTGCTAATGCCTTACTCCAGGGAGGAGTACTATGAATGCCGAGAGACCTGGGACAAAGAAGAGGACGACGTGCAGATGGCAGTTAAATGGTTTGTGGTGGCAAGGCAGAGCTTTAGCGGCATTTTCGGCAGAGCCTGGGGATATGTTGTAACAAGTTCAGTACGTGGAATGGCGAATCCTATAAGCAAGTACTGGGGAGCCATAGACATGTTACCTGAGGTTGCTGAGAGGTTGTTACGGGTTCAGATAGAGCACAACGATTTTAGAAAAATTCTTAAGGCGTACGATACCGAAAACACTTTCTTTTACTTAGATCCGCCATATGTGCTAGATACACGAACCGAAGCTGTGTATCGTTACGAGATGGCTTTAGAAGACCATCAGGAGTTAGTGGATATGCTGCTGCACATTACGGGTAAAGCAATGCTATCGGGTTACGACCACGAAGTCTATAAGCCGTTAGAAGAAGCTGGGTGGACTAAATTGGTGTTTGAAGCTATGTGCATGGTTCCAGGAAGGACTAGAGCCCAGAAGCACATCTATAATGACAGCAATAAGCATAAACTTAAGCGTAAAGAGTGTGTTTGGCTAAATTACGTTCCTGCTCCACATAAGCAGATGGAGCTGCTGGGCGTAAAGTACGGGACGTAAACAATGTTAATCCAGGTAATGGCACCGGGACACAAGGTGGTATAATAGTACTATGAATTACGTTAAAATGCAAGATACGGCAATAATGGGTGTGCAGGCACCAGGAGTGTTTTGGTGTGAATTCTGACATTTATGCCGCAGTACGTACACGTGCTAATGGACGCTGTGAGCTGTGTGGTAAGTTAACCAGCGATTTAGAGCTACATCACGTTGTGTCTGGTTACGGGAGACGCCAGCAGTACGAGAGCATTGACACATGCCTAATGCTATGCCATGAATGCCACGAGCAGGTACACAGAGATGCTAAGCTAAACCGGGCACTGAAACTGTTAATTCAGGAGAGATTAATGCGTGCTGGTAGAACTGAAGAGGAGGTTAGACAGATAATGGGAGGTAGGCTATTGTAATGTATAATTCACAAGCTATAAAGGCAGTGAATAAAGGGGGTGATAGAGTAAATGGGTAGGCAAAAAAAATTCACCGACAGCAAAAAAGAAACTTTTATTAACCGTATAGCGAATGGGGAGACAATAACTAATATATGTAAGGCGATGGGCATCGATAGTTCAACCTATCGTAAGGCACGCTTAGCTGATCCAGAGTTTGCACAAGCTGTAGATGAAGCTAAGAAGATGCGCCTGCATTTAGTAGAAGATGCTTTATTTCAATCAGCCATTAACGGTAACGTACTTGCTCAGAAATTCTACCTGGTTAACCGTGGCGGTGGCGAGTGGAGGGAGATGCACTACGTTACCCAAGATAGTAAAAGTGAGGTGACGGTAAGGTATGACGAAACGGCCGCCAAAAAAATCATCACTGACGAAGAAAGCAGAAAGCTTTTTAGCCAGCTGTTTGAACGAATACTTCTTAGCCAGGACGATGCCGCTGGGTCTGATGAAGCTGGAGATGGGCAGTAGGTATGTGCACAACTGGCATTTACGGGTGCTAAACGATAAGCTAATGGACGTAGCCGAAGGGCAAATAAATAGGTTAATGGTATTCATGCCCCCAAGGCATGCTAAGAGTTCAGTAGTGTCGCATTACTTCGCAGCTTGGTTTTTAGGCAACAACCCAGATAAGAGAGTAATCCTTTCTAGCTACGAAGCCGATTTTGCAGCTTCGTGGGGTAGAAAGGTTAGAGACACCTTAGAACGCTATGGCAAGGACGTGTACGGGGTAAGTATTAGAGAAGATAACTCAGCTAGTAACCGGTGGGAGATAAGCAAGTATGGCGGTGGTATGAACACAGCCGGTGTAGGTGGCAGTATTACGGGTAAAGGTGCAGACCTATTGATAATAGATGACCCAGTAAAAAACGCAGAAGAAGCAAACAGTAAAACGCTTAGGGATAAGGCCTGGGACTGGTACAAGTCTACGGCATACACCAGGTTAGAACCGGGGGGCAGGGTGATACTGATCCAGACTCGTTGGCATGAAGATGACCTGGCTGGTAGGATACTGAAAGAGATGCAAAGTGGTGGGGAGCAGTGGGAGCTAATATCGTTACCGGCAGTGGCTGAACAAGACGAGTATTACGAAGGCAAGCTAGTAAGGCATAAAGGAGAAGCGCTATGGCCTGCACGGTATGATGTAGATAAGCTTAAAGAAATAGAAAAAACGCTTGGATCATACTGGTGGGCTGCTCTGTACCAGCAGAGGCCAGCGCCAGAGGAAGGGTCTATGATAAAACGTAACTGGTGGAAGTTTTATAAAGAGCTGCCTGGTGACATTGATGAGTACATACAAAGCTGGGACATGGCCTTCACGGGTACGGACCAGAGCGACTATGTAGTAGGTCAGGTGTGGGCACGTAAGGGAGCCAATAAGTATTTAGTAGACCAGGTGAGAGATAAGTTGGACTTCCCTAGCACTATAGCGGCAGTAAAAATGCTGTCAGCAAAATACCCGCAAGCGTATGCTAAGATAGTGGAAGATAAGGCAAATGGTCCAGCAGTTGTCCAATATCTGAAAGATGAAATACCGGGATTAATACCTTACACTCCACAAGGCAGTAAAGTAGCACGGGTAGCAGCAGTCAGTGCTGAGATTGAAGCAGGCAATGTGTACTTGCCAGAAAATGCACCTTGGGTAAATGATTTTATAGAAGAATGTGCAGCATTCCCAAATGGGTTACATGATGACCAGGTAGATGCCATGACACAGGCCTTAATTAGGCTCAGGGAGAGCGAGTACAATTATGGTGAAAGGGGGTGGACAGGTGACATTCACTGAGAGGCTTAGATTATGGGGCAAAGCTACAGCTAATTTATTTACGGGTAGAGCTGGCGCAGATAATTTATTTACCGGATTATTTACTGGAGCGTACGGGCTACCGCCGGAGAGAGGTACAAAAGAGTTATTAGATGCGTACAATACAATGCCCTGGCTTCGGCAGTTACAAATAAAGTGTCCCGTAGCGTGGCCAGCACGACCTGGCAGCTATATGTGGTTAGGCAGAATGGCAAAGCCATAAAGTCAGCAAAGCTTCAGAGAAGTGATTATGTCACTAGAAGAAAAATATACGAAGGCCTAAAGAAGGAAGAAGTACTAGAAGAGATAGACCAGCACCCGTTACTGGACCTACTAGATAAGGCAAGTGAATACCTGACTGGATTTACTGCTAGGCAGTTAACGCAGATTTACCTGGATTTAGTAGGTGAAGCATTTTGGCTGCTTGAAAGAAACGGGTTAGGCGTACCGGTGGCGTACTGGATACTGCCGCCAGACTGGGTAATAGGCACTCCTACTCCTGAACATCCTAGCTATAAGGTTTCTTTTGTAGGATGGCAGGGGGAGATACCGGCTAGTGAGATTATTTGGTTTAATGACCCGAACCCAGTAAACCCGTATGCTAGAGGCAGTGGCACCGGTAGAGCCTTAGCAGACGAATTAGAAACTGACGAATACGCAGCCAAGCACGTAAAAAGCTGGTTCTTTAATAGGGCCAGGCCAGATGTAATAATTAGTGCTGATGGATTAAGCCCGGCAGACACGGCCCGGTTGGAAGAAGACTGGGTGCGTAAGAACCAGGGATTCTGGAGGGCTTATAAGCCTTATTTCTTATCTAAGAAGGTAGACGTACAGGCATTATCGCAGACGTTTGAAAACATGCAGCTAGTAGACCTGAGAAAATACGAACGGGACACCATACTGCAGGTGTTTGGTGTACCGCCCGAAATAGTAGGAGTAATAGAAAATTCTAACAGGGCAACGATTGAAGCTGCAGATTATCTGTTTGCTAAATGGGTGCTGGTGCCTAGGCTTGAGTTTTTACGTAACATCTTTCAGGAAAAGCTAGTGCCACAATTTGATGACANGCTAGTAATAGACTATGAATCACCGGTAACTGAAGACAGAGAATTTATTTTAAGGGCAGCACAGTCAGCGCCCTGGAGCTTAACTGTAGATGAGTGGCGTGAGCTTCAGGGATTAGAACCTTTACCCGATGATAAGGGCCAGGTATACATGCTCCCGTTTAATTTGTACCCATCTCCCAGCTTAGGTGGGTCTGCTGAACCGGCAGAAGAATTAGTTAGCCAGGAGCCAGCACCACCAGCGAGCCAGGAAACTGGACAGCCCGAAACAGAAGAACCAGAAAAGCAGCAAAAGACAGCTAAGCAGTTTAACGAAGATGATATTAAAAAGCTAATTAAGCTGGTTACTGAACAGGTGCTAATAGACCGGATGAAGCCAATCTACGCTCATGTAGTAGAAGCGTTCGGGCAGCAGGCCATTGATGACATAGGCATAGAGGGCCGGTTTGACTTGCTAGACCCAAGAGTAATACACTTCTTAGATACTGAAGCTGCACAGTACGTGAAGGGCATA